GACGACACTGGGCACTTGGTACTACTCCTGCTAAGGCAGCTAGTACAATGAGACGCAGACAGAAGTTAACTATGCTGCGCACACTAAATCTATAGTCCATTATTAAAAGGGATCGATATTTTCCCCTCAAACTAAGGAAGTTCTATGACAAAAGATGAGATAAAAGAACAACTCTTGTTTGCTAAAACAAGTTTTGAAACTCAACATCTATTAGAGGAGCTACGTAATCTTGAAGACAATCAAGAGACAAATAAAAAGACTACAGAATTTCATGGTGACTTTAAAGCTATGGATGATAGAGAACAGGATACCATAATTAATCCTGCTCACTATAAAGTAATACCAGCGGGTACCTATCCCAATGGTCTTGAGTATATGGATCTGATGAACTATATACTTGCACACCATAACGGTGTTCAATCTCACTTGCTCGGTCAGATACTTAAGTATAGTATACGTATCGGTAAGAAAGATGACAAGTTACAGGATGCCAGAAAGATACAATGGTATGCTAACTATCTTGTTAAAGTAATTGAGCAAGAGAATGAACTATAAGCTTCATTCACTGTATAAATATAAAGACTTTCCAGTATCATGGGAAGTCTTATCCGATGAAACAACTGTTATAACAACAGATCTGTTTGACTTAAGTGTTAATCATGAGATTAACCACAACAACATATCAGAAGTAGTAGACCAAATACTAGTCGAATTATACTCTGATGTAATTACATTCCATTAACATAAGGATAAACATAATGGCTAATCAAGTAATCGTAGTACGTGACGTAACATTCAACTGGCCTAAGTTGGTTGACAAGCATTCACCTTTCGGTACACTCCAGTGGGATGTACAGGTGGTTACAAATAACGATGCAACTAAAGCTCAACTAGAATCTGCTGGTGTCAAGATGAAATCAGGAGACAACGGCTATTACGCTAACATTAAACGTAAAGCAGTTAAAGCTAACGGAGAAGCTAACGAGCCACCTAAAGTTGTTGACACTGATAAAGAAGAGATGGCACCCAGTAAAGTTAAAGCTATGGGTAACGGATCTAAAGGTCATATCAAATTATTCTCCTACGACTGGGAGATGGCAGGTAAGAAAGGAGTATCAGCTATGCTGGTGGCCATGCAGATTACAGACTATGTAAGCTATGATGGTGCGGGTGAGGACTTCTAATGCCCTCCAAATTAATTAAAGTTGAGACCCGGAATGGTCCTGCATGGATCCTTCCAGAATACAATACACAATACTACGTAAGTCAGTTAGCTCAAGTTCTTTGGGCTAACCGCTTCGTAAAACCTATCAGAAAAGAAGGTAAGTAAAATGAGTGACTATGTATATACTGCAGGCGCTATGGAACATGTTAGCAAAAATGACATGATGGATTGGCGTGAATATGTTGAACAAGTATTAACTGAATTTGACATCAAGTGTCTACATCCTACACGAAGAATACCACTCCATCTTGACCTAGAAGACGAGGAACATATCACTACATTCAATAAGCTTAAAAGAATTGAAGCTCAAGATATGTTAGACATCAAGAAATCTAGAGTAATCCTTGCGGACTTACGGGACAGCATGCCCGGAAAGAAGTGGGGGACAGTGATGGAGGTAGCTAAGGCTAAAGAGTGGGGAAAAATAATTATTGTCTTGGTAGATCCCGGACAATTTAAACATCCCTTCATTTATACCTATGCAACAGAGGTACATTATGACTTACAAGAAGCAGTCGAAGCAGTGCTAGACTACTATGATGGAGTTTAATACTCTATTAGATACAATAAAGCCATACAAGCAATACGATAATCAAGGTCATTGGAGAACCCACGAACCACTAGATATATCGGGCTTGCATGGCTTTGTTTATCTTATACATAACATCTTGGATGATAGATATTATGTGGGTAAGAAGAACTTTTTGCATGGCGGAAAGAAAAACTATATTAGGAAAGGAGTAAAAACCCCTAACTATAGGTACAATACGGAAACTAACTGGAAAACCTACACAGGTTCTTCTGCCGAATTAAACCTAGACTTAGCTAAACACGGTAAAGATAACTTCTCTTTTACAGTATTAAAAGTTTATACAACAAGAGGAGGCTTATCTTATGGTGAAGCTAATATTCAACACAAACTAGATGTGTTGACTATGAGGGATTCAAATGACAAAGCCAAGTTCTATAACGGAAACATCGCAGGAATCAAATACATCCCAAAAGAGTTCGGACGATCCGCATGATCATTCAGATCATTGGATTATTCCTTTAATTAAAGAGAGAAGAGAAAATGAAACTAACGAAGAAAGAAGTAAAAGTAATCCGTAAGCTATCACGTGAAACTTCTTTGCGTCAACAATATATCGGTGCTTGTTATAATGTCTCACAAGCTATGGTATCTTACATTAAAAACAATCAACGTCATCAAGGAGTATAACACATGTTTGAAACAATTTTTATTTTTATGTTAACATTTAGCGTGTTGGTTGGAGCTACAAAAGGTATTGTAGTTCCTGCTGCAGAAAAAACAGTAGAAGTTACTACTGAAGTAATCGAACAAGCAGTTGATTACGTTACTACAGAAAATCCTGAAGAGTAATCAGGTAAAGTACTACTCCTAGCTCAACTGGATAGAGCAAGTCACTTCTAATGACTAGGTTGCGGGTTCGAGTCCTGCGGAGTAGGCCAAACAATTTAAGCAAAGGAAACACTATGACAATATATGCGTGGGACATCGAAGCGAACGGCTTCCAAGATGTAGCGGACACAATATGGGTTTCAGTAATGCGTAACTTACACACTAAAGAGCTACATATCTTTAGTGATCATGATGATCAGTACCCTAATGTATCTGAATCATTTAAGTTATTCGAGAAGGCTACCGGTATTATAGCACATAATGGTATGCGTTATGACCGTGTAGTCTTCGAGAAAGTAACTGGCTATGCTATCGATCGTAATAAAATAATCGATACTGTAATATACTCTCGTCTTAACGACTTCCATCGTAAGAAAACAGGGCGTAGACATAGCCTAAAGGCTCTTGCTAAACAAGCAGGAGAAGAACAGAAGATGGACTATGCTGGGGGGTTTGATAAATACTCCGATGAAATGGTTCAGTACTGTATAGCAGATGTCGATGCTAACATTGCAGTATACGATATGCTCATGAAAGAGTATGATAAGATCATAGTTACTAACCCTACCTATGATGATGCAATTAAAGTAGAACACCAGATGGCTTACTGGTCTAGCGAACAGATTAAAAATGGCTGGCGTATCAATGAAGAACTACTGGATAACACTATAAATAAAATCAAAGGTGAAATGAATGAGATCGAAC